CTTGAATTACGTCTTCTTCTAGAGCACTTCTATTAGCTTGTGAAGCTGTCCATACTGGAATATTCAGTTCACCGGCCATTCCTCTTAAGTCCTCGTATATGTTACCAAGAGCGTGTCTAACCTCTTGTGATTTACCTGTATCTCTTAGTAGGTCAGCATAGTCAACAATAGCCATATCAACCTTGTTACCAAGAGTAATCATTCTTTGAATGTGAGCTGTTAAAGTTTGTACCGAAGCACCTTTTGTTGGATAATACTTAACAACCAACTCACCTTCTAATTGTTCAATCTTTGTTTTAACCTCATCTTTATGAAATTTAAGGTTTTGTGAAGCGTGTCCACTAAATACACTATCGTACCTAAGACCAACATAAGCTTCATTTAACTCTAATGTATAGTGAACTACATTATAGCCTTTCTTTACTGCATTAGAACCAATGGAAGATAAGACCCAAGACTTACCAATACCTGCTGGAGCTACTACAACTCCAAGTTCACCAGGCCCTAATCCACCATCTGTTAAATCATCAATAACATCCCAAGGCGTTTCAACAGTATTACGACTAGATTCTTCATATCTAAGGTCGAACATATCTTTATAAAGATGTCCAATATCTCTTTCAGTTCCTGCTCTTAAAGCTTCATCTACGAGTTTTTTAATACTCTCATAGTTTCCACTTTCTAACAAATCTACTGATTCAATTATAGCTTCTTTAATTTTTTGGTTTTTACAAAAATCTAGTGCCTTCTCTTGAACAAACTCTAAATCTTGTGCTTCAAAATGACCATATGAATTTTTTAACTCTTCAACACAAGACACTTTTAAAATATCATTAGATATTCCATCTATAAGTATTTTCAAAGCTTCTAAAGTTGGAGGCTTTTTATACTGCGTAAAATATTTTTTTGTATTTTCTACAACCCATTTATTTGCTTGAGATTCGAAATAATTTGGTTCTAAAATATCTTGTATTTGTTCTAAAAATTGTCTATTGGTCAAGAGAGAAGCTATCAATTTATGCTGAAATGAGTGTCCATACTGATGTAGTGAAACTTTATCTGTCATTGATATGATTCTCCATGATTATGTTTAATCTATTAAAAGATTCTGCTAACCAAACATCTAAGTTTGGAAAGGCAGTATTTAATTTATCTTCAAGTACCATTTTTTGAAATTCAAATTTAACTAATTTGTTTTTAGTTTCATCTGAAATGTTTTGTATTTTTAATTTTGAACTACCACTAATATCTACATCATCTAATTGCATTAAATCGTAATTTAATCTAATGATATCTTCATCCAAACCCTCATCGATTAAATCTTGAACAGATAACTTTTTATCCTCTAATATCATTGGTAGTTTTTTCATTAAGGTCTTCTTACCCCAACCTTTAATTCCAGGAATACAATCACTCTTGTCGCCGTCTATAACTCTATACATAACAAAATTGTGAGCTGGAATATCATACTCATCTACGACCACTTCAGGCGTATATAACTTTTTCTTTGTTGGACTCCAAACAGAAATCCTCTGATTGACAAGTTGAATAAAATCTTTGTCGGTAGACATAAGTATCACTTCACTAGATTTTAATACGTTTTTTGCTAGATAAGCCATCGTATCATCAGCTTCAATATTTTCAATCATCATTGTTGTCAGAGGAAGATGTTCCAGATATTGAACAAGTCGTGTTATTTGCATCATAATCGATTGACGTTCATCCTCTTTAGATGAAAAATCATTTGTACGATTAAAACGCTGATTTACTTTTCTTTTCTCTTTATACTGCGGAAATAGTTTTCGTCTTCTTTGGGAGCCACCCTTTCCGTCAAAAACAATCACACATCTAGTTGGCTGATGCATCTTAATAGCATAACCAATAGATTTTAAGAATCCAACAATACCACCGACATGAATACCATCCTCGTTAGAAGTAGGATTGACTGCAAAACATCTAATAAAGGTGTTCAACCCATCTATTATTAATACTTTGTCATTCAATCCTAGTTCTGACTTTGTAGGTTTCTCCAACGAATCCAAAAGACTAATGTAGTTACTCTTCGGCATCTGTATCGTCTACCTCCACATCATCAATACCAATCTTATCTTGATATTTCAATATAACCTTTTCACATATTTCATTGTAAAGATATTCTTTCAACTCATCATTCTTCAATAATATATCTTCGAAATCTTTTGATTGAAATTTAATATCTTCACCGTTGAAGTTGACCGTATACCAAGCTCCACCAACCTTACATATTCCATGCTCTTTCATCTTCTCTAGCCAATTTCCATAGTTGTCAATACCCCTATCGAAGTACATTGTATAGTCGGCGTTTCTCAATGGTGGGCCTAATCGATTCTTAACAATTTGTGCTCGAACTTTCATTCCAAGAACATTGTTCTTTTTATCTTTAAGCTGTCCCATATTTTTTAATCGGATTCTTGTTGATGCATGGAAAGGAAGTGCTTTACCACCAGAGGTAGTCCACGGGTCTCCAAACATCACACCCAACTTCTGTCTAAGCTGATTCGTGAATACAAGTGCTACTTTTTCTCTCCCTATCATTTGGGTGATTTTTCTCATAGCTTTACTTATCACGATTGCTTTACTTGTAGCCCAACCATCTTTATCGTAGTCGGCTTCCATTTCAACTTTCGTGCTGGCGGCTGCCAAACTGTCGACCAAAATCGTCACCAATCTATCTTTGTTCGACTCTCTAATTTTTACTACTATTGATTCAATGATTTCAAAAATATCCTCAACCGTCTCTGTATGAAGATAAAGCATACTACCAATATCTACTCCAATAGCTTGTAAGAACTCTCTACTAACAGATGTCTCAGTATCGATGTAGACTGCTACACCACCCTTCTTCTGAGTTTCTGCTAATAAATGAGCACCTAGTAAAGATTTACCACTAGATTCCAATCCATTAATCTCTGTAATACGACCAACAGCTATACCACCGTTTGGTCTATTGGATATTGCTAAATCTAACATATCCGAACCAGTTGAAATGAAATCATCTACATCAGTTGGTGTTTGGTCTGAACCGTCTAAGAAATAAGCTACTTTACTACCTTTGAATTTTTTATTTAAATCACCGGCCAATATTTCGGCTAAATCGTCTCTAATTGCCATATTTTTCTCCTATGTTATAAATGGTGACGGGGTCAAACCCGCCACCACTTACGAATGTTCGATTAACCATTAATTATTGAAAAGTTCATCAAAGGCTGAATCTACATCAGAGGTCTTAGTTGTACCCTCTAAAGCTGGTTCAGTTTTAGTTGTCTCAGCTGTAGTAGTAGTTCCTGTTGTAGTATCTTCATCTGTTGGATTTAGATAATTGTTTAGAACCTCTTTCAACTCATCATATGATTGCTCTGTATAGATTTCAGTAATGTTAGTCTGATTTTCAATCATTGATTTAAGTTGTTCTGCATCCTCAGTTATTGGTGTCTGATTAGGTTTAACTCTGATTGAAGTAGATGGGAAATTAGCACCTGTCTCTTCAGCAGTTTTAAACTCTACTGCGATATCACGACCATTTGTTGGGTCTGTAATATCACCGTAATCTGGGTCAGCAATAAAACTTAACAGCTCTTGATAAACTGTCTTTCCGAATCCCCAAAATTTCACACCTTCAGATTCTTTACCTCTAACGATTACAGGTAGAAAAGTTCTCATCTTAGCATCTAATTTTCTACCAAGTCTCCAATCATCTTTATTACCAGTCTGCTTTAGTTTTGTTGCAAACTCTTCAATTGGGTCTGGTCTTCCAAATGATATTGGTGATAAATAGCTTCTTTTAGCTATATCATAGTGAAAATATAATTCAATGAAAGGATTATCCTTATTGAATTTGTAAGGTACTATTCTAACTTGTTGTGTTCCAGGTTCAGGTTTCCAAAGATTTGAAGTACGAGTATTCGTATCTTTTAGTTGTGATAACCTTTTTTTAATCGCGTTAATATCCATGATATTCTCCTATTATTATTTATTATTTATTAATTGCTACTAGTATCATTCAACGATACCCTTTATAAGTATAACAATATTTTGTAAAACGTCAAAAAATTTTTGGGGTCAGGTAGAAAGGAGTAAAGACCCAACCCCACTAGTGTTTCCACTAGGTAAAGTATTTATTTTGTTAAAAACCTTTTATTCATTGTTCTGGCGACATCAACAACATTTGTTACGTTGATGAACTCAGAATCAGCACCATACATATTTTTGAAAGAACTTCTGTCACTTTCGTAATCATAG